TTCTTTGCGAATATCGGCGCGGCTGGATGGTCATGGAGGACTACATTCTCGACGCAGCCGCCATTATCGAAGTGCTCAAAACCTGCCCGGAACAATCGACCGTCCTAAGAATTACTCTTGACCCGTGGGAGCAAAAGCGCTATCCTGCGTGCGGTCTGATGACTTGCGTGTCGATTATCAAGGCCGTATTGCGCGTCAGGGGGTTTTGGATCCTGACGCCAAAGCAGTTATTGAACCACCTTCGAATCCTGGGGGCGGAAACCGTTCTGGAGACGCATCATGGGAAAAAAAGCGAAACCGGACGAAGCGCTGATCCAACTGCAAAAGCAGCAAGCCGTTTTGTTGCGCGATAAGGAACGGGACGCCAAACTCGAGAAGTCGGCCCGTGACAGGGCCATTCGTAATGCCCGTAATGCCCGAAGCCGCACACTCCTAACGAGCGCCACGGGCGGCGCACAAAGTATAGACCCGCGGAATGCCTCATAAGGAGAGGCAATCCATAGAGAGCATTCTAAAGCGCTCTCGGCGTGCATGGAAGGTCAGGGGTGAATGGGATTCTACCCTTCGAGACGCCTACGATCTCGCCTTGCCCATGCGGAACCTGTTCAACGAGTCGGGTGCCGGCGCGCTCAAGATGGACAAGGTATTCGATTCGACCCTCATGCGCGGACTGGTACGGTTCGCCAACAAGATGCAGTCGCAAATCACCCCGCCGTTTCAGAAGTGGGCCAATTTCCTGCCCGGTACGAACACTCGGCCCGACACCGACGAATACCTCGAGCGGAAGCGTGAACTGGCCGAAATTCGCGACATCGTTTTCTCCAAGATGTTCGTCAGCAATTTCGATACAGCGATTCACGAAGGCTACCTCGACCTCGGAATAGGCACGCTCGCAATCCTGCATTTGCAAGGCACGCTCGAGAATCCATTCCGATACGTGCCGGTCCCGCAAACCCAGATCGCCATCGAGGAAGGCGGCAAAATCGATATTGGCGCCGTATTCCGCAAGCACAAGGTCAAACGCCGCCTGATAGAACCGATGTGGCGCGATATGTTCAAGAAGCCCGACGCGAACAAATGGGATGCGTGGGTCAAAGACAACCCCGACAAAGATGTCCAGGTAGTCGAGGCCACATATGTCGGCGAGGACGAGAAAACATGGCTGTTCGACGTTATCTTGCCCAAACAGACCGATTTAAGCCCTTCGTCCAGTGGCGATGTCCGGGTTGCAGAAGCCGATTTTAACGAGAATCCGTGGATTATCAGCCGCTGGATCAAGGTCGTAGGCGAGGCGCACGGCCGCGGCCCGGTACTCTACGCCCTTCCAGACGCCAAGACCTTGAACAAGGTCAAGGAGATCCTACTAAAGAATGGGTCGCTGTCTATCGCTGGTATATGGACCGCGATCGATGACGGGGTATTGAACCCGTATAAAGTCCAGATTCGGCCGGGCGCCGTAATCCCTGTGGGCCGGAACGCCGGCGGGCTCGGCCCGTCGCTCATGCTGAATAACATGGGCCAGAACCTAGACTTAGCACAATTCTTATTCTCTGACCTGGTGAATTCCATTCGCGAAGCCATGATGGACAATCAGTTGCCGGGCGAGGAATCCGGTATTCGGTCCGCATCCGAGTTCGTGGCGCGCATCACTGAGGGCGAGAATGATGTCGGCAGCCCGTTTGCGCGCACGTTCCGCGAACTGATACGGCCGCTCATGCAGCGCAACGTCAATATCCTCGTTGATATGGACATTCTGAGCGAAAATCAGCGCATCAAGTTCGACGGTGCGGATGCGGACATTCAGATCACGTCGCCGCTCGCGCAACTGCAAAACCTCAAAGACGTGCAGAATACCAGCGATTTCCTCACGATCGCCAATGGCGCGTTTAACCCGCAGATCGTCTCTTCTGTGGTTGACCAGCAGGAAGGTGTTCGTTTGTTGGCCGATAAGATGGGCGTGGATGTCGAGCGGCTCATTCGAAGTCGAGAAGAAACCGCCGCGCTCGAGCAGGAAGTCGGCCAGGAAATAGCGCTGCAACAAGCGGCCGAAGCGGCCGCGGGCGGTAATGGCGCTCAGGCGCCGGCGGAGGCCGCGGTATAATGAACCCACTTCAACGACTTTTACGCGAAAATTGCGACACTACGAGCACGCGCTATAATATCCTGATACAAACGGAAATTGAAGAGATTCAGAGACTTTTCGAAATAAAACGCTGTGCGGAATTCGTAGTTAAGAATCCAGTCCTAGATGCTCTTAAAGAAGCGATTGTTGCCGAAAAGGCCGCGGTATAATGGGGGCGGAAATTGGCGGATGGGAGGGAATAGACGCTGTTGAATCGGTTACGCCAGAACAGCTTCGGCGCCTTCAAGACAAACGGGAAGTCATAGAAAGCGAGGAAACTGAGGCGATCAGGGCCGCACTTAGTACTGCCGCCGGCCAGAGAATGCTCGATTTACTGCATACCCGATACGTCGATCAGGATCGATTCGAACCAGACGAACCTAACCCCGTGTATAAAGGGTTTTGGAACGAAGGCAGAGCCAGTATCGTGCGGATGATGGAAGCGAAATCAAGGCCATTCCAAGGAGAATGATATGCCAGAAACAGAAGAAGCCATACACGGCGGCGGACCACAGGCCCAAATTGAGCGCGAAGCCGCAGAAAAGAAAGCTAGACTCGAGAGGATGGATACACTCTTCGAGACGTGGAAAACCGGCTGGGTCGAGATTGTTGATGAAGAGACAATCGACTGCACCACCGGGAAACTCAAGGTGATCAAGACCGTCGAGGAACAGCGCAGTGAATTCTTTGCCGAAATCCCCGATGGAGATATTCTGAAAATGTGCCGGATGGATGAGGATAATCCCCTCACGATTATGGAGAAACTGTCCGGGTTGCAGAGCACAGGCGTCATTCCGGCCTTGCCAAGCCTCAATCATGTCGTGAGGGCATTCGAGGATAATTACCGGACCATTGGCCAGGAAATCTGCCGCGCGGTCAGGCGAGGAAGAATCAAATGAGCGATGAACCCAGCGAGGACGTAACACCAGCAGAACCGACTCCAGCAGAGCCGACCGCCGCCCCTACAGGCCTACTGAATGCGGAGCCGCCTACACCACCAGCCGAAGGCGACCCTCCGCCGGCCGCAGACCCAATAGCCCCCGTCGCATACGAGGTTCGGCCCGATTGGTTGGCCGAAAAGTTCTGGGATCCCGACAAGAAGAAAATCCGTGTTGACGCGGCGATGAAGTCCTACGCGGACACGCAAAAGGAACTGCATCGATATCAGAATCAGCGCGGGCCCGGCGTTCCGGCCGAGGCGACGGGCTATGCCACCAGCGAGGCGATCGTAGACGGGAATTTCACGTTTGGCGACGAACACGTAGAATTACCTCCATTGGCGGCCGAGGATCCGTTATTGCTCGCTTTCAACCAAGCCGCGTTTGAACAAGGATTGTCCGTCAAGGTACATGACGCCATTGTACGCAAAATCTACCCGACTATCGTGGAGATTCAGCGCCCGACTATCAGCATCGAGGACGAGCTGATCAAGCTGGGTAAAGGCGATCTGGATAACGGCTCGAAACTCCATGGCATAACGAACACCTGGATTGAAAACATGCAGGCCAGGGGCCAAATCAACGAGAATCAGGCCACCATGATTAAAAGTTGGGGCACAGACGCGGTTGCAATCGAAACCTTACTCAAGTTGCGTGAAGGTATGGGCGAGAAGCCTATCCCGTTCGGCGCTCCCCTTGAGATCGAAGGCGTACCCACCGCACAGGAATTGCAGGCCATGGTCAACGATGAGCGTTACCCAAAGGATGCGGCTTACCGCGCAGAAGTGCAAAAGGCCCATGAACGCGCCGAACCACGGGATCCGAAAGTTGAAGGCCCCGTGTTCATATCTTGACATTTTCCCGCAATCTGCTATAAGATTTCACCCGGAATATTAACGGACTCGCTATCCATTAACCGGCTATCCTCCAGCGGGGGACTCGGTTTAACAGCGGCTATCCGAAGCAAAGCCAAGTTAAACAGAGTTTTGGAGGAAAGCCGGTATGTCGAAATCCTTAGACACCGCCTTCATCACCATCTTTGATAATGAGGTGAAACAAGCCTATCAAGGTATGGGGATGAGTCTCCGTGCAGCGGTTAAGACCAAGAGTACAAAAGGTTCAACGGTCCGATTTCAGAATATCGGCCGAGGCACCGCGACGGTCCGCGTCACTCAATCAGACGTTACCGTAATGAACCTGGCGCACACCGTGGTCAGCGCTACGATGGTGGACTACACGGCGGCAGAGTACACGGACATTTTTGACCAGGAAAAGGTCAATTTCGAGGAACGAGAGCCCATTGTCCTGGCCATCGCGGGAGCCATTGGCCGTCGTGACGATCAAATCGTCCTCGATGCGTGGGATGCAGCAAGCACCACGCTTACCGTCGCCAAGACGGTCGGAGCCAATAACGCAGCCGACGGCACCAAGATACGTCGCGCGAAACGGCTCCTAGACGATCAGGGCGTACCAAAGTCCGATCGGTTCTTTGTTCATTCCCCGCAGTTTCTTGAGCAGCTTTTAGGAAACACGGCCGCGACCAGCATTGACTTTAACAACGTGCGGTTGCTCTTGGACGGGGAAATCGACACATGGCTCGGGTTCAAGTGGATCATGATCGAGGATCGGAGTTCCAACGAGGGCGGTCTGCCGATCGCTGGGAACGACCGAACCAACTACGCGGTCCACAAGAGCGCGTGCGGTCTTGGGCTTAACCTCGACAAAAAGGTCGAGATTAATTACGTCCCTGAAAAGACTTCCTGGCTGGTGAACGGCCTGTATTCCGCCGGCGCGGTAGCGATTGACGCGCTCGGCATCGTCGAAATCGTCGTTGACGAGTCAGTAGTCATCAACAACTAACCCCGGAGTTACATCCGAGAAAGGAGCCAACATGGCTTTTAGTATTAGAGGACTTGATCCGGGGGCGTCTGGAAAAGGCGCGCCCAATAGGGCGACCTACGGGACGACCGCGGACAATGCGGCCACAGGCGAAGGCGCGAATTACTTCGATTCCGTGTCCGGCGCCTTGGATAACGACTTCAACCAGGGCGAAATCTTTTGCGTCTGGTCGGATGCTGCGATCCAGTACGGGTACACCATTTCCGCCGGTGTCGTGACGCTCGATACGGGAAACAAAAATACCTTGGATTAAGGTTTGTCCTGACGGACCTACGGGCCCTGGAGCGATCGCCGTCCCCTCGCTGGCGGCGGCGTTCCAGGGCTAAGGGTGCAATATGGCAGCGGGTGACTCTAATATTACAATTTGCGCCGGAGCGGCCCGCGCACTTGGCGGCCAAACCTTCTCCGCGTTCACCGATGATGTGACGGGCGCCGGCCTGTGCGGTGACATTTATCCTAGCCTGCGAGACTCCATTCTGGGCAGCTATGATTGGCATTTCGCTACTGAAAAGGCCCAATTATCCAAAGAAGCGACTGGGCCAGTAAGCGGATGGCAAGAGCAATACACGCTCAAGGGTGATCGACTACATGACGCGCCGCTCAGGGTCTACAACACAAGCGCGGTAGACGCGAAACCCCTTACGGCCGGCTGGGAAATCATTGGTGATAAGCTGATGACCAATGAGGTCGAAATCTGGATCGATTACTCCCACACGACGAATGAGGGCCTGTGGCCGGCATACTTCGTTGAGCTTATGCGCAACGTTGTCATGGCCGAGATAGCGTTCCACATGACGGATCAGGAAAATGTAGCGGCCCGCCTACAACTAAAAGTATACGGCCAGGACGGCAACGGAGGCATGTTACAACGGGCCAAAACGCGCAATTCCCAAGATAACCCTGTCCGTATCATCGAGGACTTTTCGCTTATAGATGCGCGACTTGGATCGGTTTAATGCCGCGTGTCGTCACCACACAGAACACCTTCACTTCCGGCGAAATCGATCCCCTGATCGAAGGGCGCGGCGACACACAGCAGTACGGTCAGGCCGCGGCGAAAATGCGGAACGTGTTCATTCTCCCTCAAGGCGGCGTGCGGCGTCGGCCCGGCCTGGAATGGATCAAAACTCTCGGCACAGTCGCGGCCCTTGCAGACGTTCGCATGATTCCGTTCCGCGTTAGCGACGATAAAAACTATTTCGTGATTTTGCAGGGGGATTCTAAGGCGCAACTCATTGACGGGTCCGATGGCTCGAGTGTTGCCGCAGACATTGCAAGCCCCTTCACGGCCGCTCAACTACAAGAAATGACCTGGAGCCAGGACGGGAATGCACTTTATTTATTTCATAAAGATGAAGCGACCAAGGTACTACACGAATTCCCTATTGGTAGCGGCACCTGGATACTCAATCTACGGCTCGTTGAACAAACGCCGCAGCATGCCTTTCCCGATACGACCACGGGTGGCGTGGACCATGTGGTAGAGATGAGAACAATATCACTTGATCTTGCCGGAAGACGGTTTACGCTCATTTTAGACGGAGAAGAATCTGACATAATTGTGAACAGTACGACGGCAGCGCTTACCGCGGCGAATATCCAGGTGGCATTACGCAACATGTCCATAACGAATGCATCCAGCGTAATCACGGTTACGGGATTAGGGTCACAATACTATGAGATAACCTTTACTGGGACAACGGATGGAAACCGGGAATGGACGCTGCTAGGCGGCGACGCACAATATGACATAATTACCGGGAGCATTTCTATGCACGTAACCACAAAAGGCAACCCTAATCGCGAGGACGTATGGAGCGCTTCAAGGGGTTATGCCCGATGCGGAACATTTTTCCAAGGACGGTTTCATAAGGCCGGCAGCCTTGTTCTACCTCAAACCATCTGGGCCACCAAATCGGGCAGTGTAACCGACTGGAATAATCGACTTAGCGCGGACGATTTCGGTTGGGAAATCACCGCCGACACGGACGACATTAACGTGTTCCACCAGATTCATCATGGGCGACACGTTCAAATCTTTGCCGATAACGGCGAATTCTATATTCCAAAATCCGAAGGCGACATTCTAACGCCCGATACGGTATCAATTCGTAAGACCGGATCGCGCGGCATTAAAGAGGGCATTCCTGTGGTGGGCGTTGACGGCGCAACGCTTTACATGGAAAATTCAGGTACAGCATTGCGCGAGTTTATATTCACCGATGCAGAAGCGGCCTACGAATCAACGAACCTGTCACAGTTAGCGGCCCACCTTCTCAATACGCCGACTAGAATGGCATATCATCGATCGACCGAAGCCGACACGCCTGATTTGGTACTCATCGTTAATTTAGACGGTACCCTGGCCGTGTTCTCTACACAGCGCGATCAGAATGTGGCCGGTTGGACATTATGTGAAACATCCGGCGGAACGCAAGGCGTAGGATTTATTGATGTCGTTGACGCCGACGGAACCATGTGGTTTGTAACAGAGCGCACAATAGGTAGCGGAAGCAAATCCTTTTATCTCGAACGATTCAACGACGATCTTTTTGTGGATCTGGGCGTACTGGATCCGCCGCTGCAACTAGACTCACAAATTGATCGATTCAGCATGTTAAATTCTTTGCTTCCGGTAATCCCTAGCTTGATGTTTAAGCCGTCTGGGTCAACTTTAGACGCGGATGATCGAATGCACATGCTGAATCGCTATACCGGGCCCTCGTCGGCCAGCCTAACGATTGACGGGCTTGATCATCTGGACGGCCAGGTTTCTAAAGTGATAATCGACAATACCGTTCAGCCGGACGTGACGCCTTCGAGTGGATCCGCAACGCTCGAGCGAGCGCCAGCGAACACCTGGCAGGTCGGCCTAGCATGGCCCGTAGTGGATGGCGGCACGGGAATCGTGCACATTCAGCAGTTGCCCGTTGTCGCATCGCTCCCAGAGGGCGCCAG